TCTTCCCCAACCGAGCGTATGCGGATCAATAATGCAGGGGATGTGAAAATCGGCTCAGGCGATCCAACCGAACGCCTTCACGTTGACGGTGAGGTTCGAGTTGAGGGGCAGTTAGGTGCAAACCTCTATGTTCGTGATGAGCCACGGCAAGTTTCTCCTACGATCGGGTCATCGACTGGCTTAAAGATGCAGGTTGCAGATAGAAACGGAAATGCGTCTTGGGCATCTATTATTGCTCGGGGTAGCGATGGGTTCCAACAAGGTTCCTCAATTTATTTTACGACTGACTCCACTACGGGCAGCGAACCAGATTTTAGCAGCGGAAACATTCCATCCAATGTTCAGATGATGATTGATCGTTCTGGGCTCGTACTTATTGGGCGTACAGCCGCTATCAACATGGGTTCCAACTCAGATACGGGCTTACAAATTCAGCAAAACGGTCAGCTTGATGCCTATCGTAGTTCAAACCCTGCATTGCACGTTGGTCGCCAAGGTAACAATGGGCCAGTGGTCAAATTTGCTAGTCAGGGTACATCAGATGTTGGCTCTATTGATGTCACCACATCCTCAACGTCTTATACAACATCCTCTGATTATCGACTCAAGGAAAACATCGTCGAACTCACAGGTGCAACCGACAGATTGAAACAGTTGCAGCCGAAAAGATTCAATTTCACTGTGGACTCAGACACCACAGTTGATGGATTTTTGGCGCATGAGGTTTCCGACATTATACCAGAGGCAATCAGAGGCACAAAAGATGAGGTCGATGACGATGGCAACCCTGTCTACCAAGGCATTGACCAGAGCAAGCTAGTGCCGCTCTTAGTCGCTACAATCAAAGAACTAGAGGCACGGATCACTGCCTTGGAAACCCCGTAACCAGCAAGGAGAAACAAACAATGACTGTTACACACACTTGGACGGTTGATCCAAACCTACAAACTAGAGATCAAGATGGCGAAACCGATGTTGTTTATTCGGTTGTCTGGCGTTTGAGATCCGAGGAAACCGTTGGCGATCAAACATATTCAATCACATCGGCAAATCAAATCTCGCTCGATACAAGCGATCTTTCAAACTTTATCGCGCTCGCTGATTTAACCGAGGCCGATGTTGTCGGATGGGCAAAAAGCACGATCGATGCCAATGCCGCCGAGGGCGAGGGCGTTGATTGCGCGGAATGGGAAGCGGGTCACGAACGCAACATCGCAAAACAGAAAAACCCACCAACACGAACTCAAACCGCGCCTTGGGCGGCAGAATAAAAGGAACTAAAAAATGGCGGCAACCATATCAATCAACGGCAAAGAATACGACATCGAGGCCGATTTAAACGATCAACAGCGTTATTTAGCCTCACAGGTTGAAAGAGCGCAGCGCACAGAGCAAGAACTAAAGATGGAACTAGATCGGGCCATAATGTGCAAAAAGGGTTTCAGTGAGGCGCTTATGGCGTCCTTAAATAGTGAGGAAGGCAATGGCGAGATCAGCGGAACAAGCGCACCAGAGGATTGATGAGTTGGAACCGCGTGTCACCAAATTGGAAACCACGGTTCACATTCAGTTCAAGGAAGTATTCGCCCGGATCAAGCGGATCGAGGCGATCTTGATTGGTGCGGCTGGAACTATTATCGCAATGCTTGTCGCGGTTCTGACTAAGATGGGTTGATAATTCTTTATCTATCTTTCGCCGCATTTGGGCATTCTCAGCCCGGCGGTTTATATAAGGCGTGTATCTATCACGCGCCTTATTATGTTTCAAAACGCTATTATCACTACCCGCACCGTGTTATAGTTCACCCATCGGCGGCTTGTCCTGATTGGGTGAGCGTAAAAAAATGATTGCGGAACTTGCGGCATTCAATGCCGCGTTTGGTGTGGTAAAACAGGTCTTATCTAATGGCCGCGACATCGCCGATTGTGCCAAGCAAATCGGGGTGATGATTGGCGCTCAAGAAGATTGCCGCATCAAAAGCGAAAAGAAATCAAAATCAATCTGGTTCGCGCTCGCCGGAAAAGACACCAATGATTTTGAGGAATTTATGGCGCTCGAGAAAATGAAAACTCAGCGAGCCGAATTGTTGCAAACCTTGCAGCTATATGGCCGACCAGGGTTGAAAGATGATTTCGTCAAATTTGAAGCCGATGCGAGAAAGCGGCGGCGAGAGGAAGCCGAGGAAGCGAAAAAGCAAAAAGAGAAATTATTCACTTGGGTCGCGGTGTCTCTCTTGTCCTCGATCGCCATCGCAATCTTGGTTGGCATGGTTTATTTTATCGGCCTCGAGCGGGGGCGATGGTGATGGCCGATGGTTTGACCGGAGTCGGATCGGCACCGTTTAACATCGGAAGCCATATTCATGAGCAAACGAGGATGCGTGAGGCGATCGAAACGCACCTGGCGGATCAGAGGGCGGAAAAAGAGCATCGGGCCAATCACCGGCGCTTAGAGGCGCTCAGAGAGCAAAGCCTCGAGCTATCCAAATCTTATGACAAATTCGGGGCGGCAACTAAGGCAACCAGGCCGGAAGGCTCAAACGTAAATATTGAGGTGTGAAATGAGCGCGAAACAATTACAGCCCGACAGCAAACTTGACGAATATGATTTCGATCACGATGGCATTGTCACCGATGCGGAGATCGAGCGAGCCAAAGAAATCCGAGAGTTCGAGGATCAATCCCGAAAACATTTGGCTCAATTACGGATCGCTAGGTGGACATTGATCGGCATGGGAGCCTTCACCGCCGCGATGTTTGCAATGCCGGTGGATCGCATCGAGGCTCTGAGTGATATTTCTAATTTGTTTTATATCTCGGGAGCGGGTATTGTGGGGGCGTTTATGGGCGCAACAGCATGGATGAGTAAAAAATGATTGATAAATTGATCGGGCCAGTCACCGGACTGCTAGACAAATTTGTTGAGGACAAGGATCAAAAGGCGGCACTCGCGCACGAGATTGCCACCATGTCACAACGTCACGCGCAAGACTTGGCCCTCGCTCAGATTTCGGTCAACCAAGCAGAGGCAGCAAGTGGATCAACTTTTAAAGGTGGGTGGCGTCCTTTCATTGGTTGGGTGTGCGGGTTTGCTTTTTTCTATCACTTTGTTGGCTTGCCTCTTGCCCTTTTTGTCATTGCGTTGACCGGAACTCAGATTCCGCCATTGCCGGAATTTGACATGGGAACCCTCTTAACCGTTCTCGGCGGAATGCTCGGGATTGGCGGTTTGAGAACATATGAAAAGCAGAAAGGTTTGACGAAATGAGACACATCGACGAAATCATAATTCATTGCACCGCGACCAACTCGAAATGGTATGCAGACCGACCGGTTGAGGATGTGGTCAAGGAAATCCGCCGGTGGCACGTTGAGGAACGCGGATGGCGAAATGTGGGCTATCATGCAATCATTCACCGCGATGGCTCGGTGGGTTATGGAAGGCCGGTCGAGGAATCGGGGGCGCATGTCGCCAAGATGAACAGAAACACCATCGGGGTGAGCCTGGTCGGTGGGCGCGGCGGTTGTGCCGATGATGAGTTTCTCGATAATTTCACACCGGAGCAAGAGGAAGCCTTGCGCGAATTAATCGTCGAATATAAAGCCAAGTTTCCGACGATCGAAAAAGTCACCGGCCACAATTCCTACGCAACCAAGGCTTGCCCATGCTTTCACGTTGAGAGTTGGCTATAATTGAATGAGATCGATGTCACCGACGATGGCGAGGTTTTGATCTCGAGCGGTGGCAAAAAGATCATTCATTTTTTCTTGCCGGAATCCGAGCGGCTCGAATTGGTTTTAAAGTTGCTCGAGAGTGTAAAAGAAAAGCCCGCCAAGGATGGCGGGCAAGTTGTCAGTTTTCAAGGCAGAGAGAAAACTGATTAATTAAAACTCTTGGCCTCGAGGAACTTGATCAAGACATCGCGCAAATCAGGTTCACCCCAAAAGGCAATCACCAACATCGCAAAGCCAACCCAAAAGCCGGAAGCCACCACCGGCGCGGAATATCTTTTGCGGTCTTTTTTTTGATTCTCATCACTCATCACTTTCATCCTCTTTTGGTATTGCGCCAATTCCGGCGCATGTTTCGCATTCGCCTTTGATCACATCGATCACCCCAACATCACGATCGAAAGAGTGAGGCCGAGGGCGTTCGATCTCAACCTCACCCCATCCAAAGCATTCGGGGCAATCAACTACGCCCATGACATAACAACCCCAACCAATACCGCGCCAAGCGTAAAGCCCAGCGCCGTCCACTTAATGCGGTTGAACTTAGCATCAACATCTAACTTACCGTAACCCAAAACTAACTGCTGCTCAGGGGTCGGCTTAACCTTCGGCCCACTCGGATCAGCCTGCACCATATCGCCTTCTGTTTGAGTATTTTTCTTAATAGCCATTGTTTCCCCCTGTGGCTTCTTCTTCTAATTCTACTTCACCTGAACCGTTGAGCTATTGATTGACATATGGGAAATCCTTTGGAGTGAGATCAGGCAAATTTTTTGCGGTTTCGCTCTCACTGGTCAATTCCCGAATCCGAAAAAAACCTCGATGTTCGGGGAATGCTTGCATATACCACCGCGCATAGTATGGCCGGTGATTGTTATTCACTTTAAACGTCGATTTGCCATCGACATCGGCCTCATCGGTTTCCCACCGAATACGCTCAAAAATGGCATAAGCCGAATAATTGTTGAAACCTCGAGAGGTCATTTCGCGGGTGAATTTGACAAACAAAATCCACACGTTCGGATTTTCCTGGTGGAACTTCAAAGCCGATTCCTCGAGTTCATCCTTGCGGGTTTTTACGCGGGTGAATAAATCCATATCAATCACCCCGCGATCAACGGCACAAAAACAAAGAGGCCGATGCCGAGAATGAACAGGCAGATCGCGCCAATGATGTCGCCGATGATGCCAAGGCTGTTTTCCATATCGCGCATCAGAGCGCGGAGTTGAGCTAGTTTTTGCATTTTATTCAATCCTTATTCAGTTGGTTCAAGATGCCAAATTGTGAATCTGTTGCCAAATAGATTTGGCATGATCGGGGCCGCTAAAATAATTCCAATTCGAATCATGAAAATCCTCTTTGGTTGTTCTTAAAGCGGAGCGAATGATTCTAATTTGAACATTCTGATTTGGGTGAAGTCCGGCAAATCTTAGGAATGATTTTTGCGCCTCATTGATTTGATTTTCCATTTTATTCAATCCTTATTCAGTTGGTTCGTGCCGCTAGAATATAGACCCCGAATATATTTGCAAGAGGTTTCGGAAATATTTTATTGATCTTAGATATATTTTTGTTAGTTTAGGCGCGAGCAGCAAAGAGGAAAAACATGGCTTACACAAATTTTATGATGGTGATCCGAGAGGATGTTCATGATGCCTTGCATCACCTAAAGAAAAGCACTCGGGTGCCAATGGCGGTTCATGCCGAGCAATTCATCATCGATGGCTTGAAAAAATACGGCATCAAGGTGCCAGATTATCAACCCGATCCAATCGATCAGGATCGTTCGGGTGGTTGATCAAATCAAATATGGATCGGTATGCTCTGGGGTCGAAGCCGCAACCGCGGCATGGGATGGCCTCGGGTGGAAACCTCAGTTTTTCAGTGAAATTGAGGCTTTTCCATCGGCGGTTTTAAATCATCATTATCCAAACGTGCCGAATTATGGCGATATGACAAAATTCAAGGAATGGAAAGATGAATCAATCGACGTTCTTGTTGGCGGAACCCCATGCCAATCATTCTCAATCGCAGGACTCAGAAAAGGATTGGATGATCCGCGTGGAAACCTCATGCTCACATATCTTGCCATTGCTGAACGATACAATCCGCGTTGGATCGTCTGGGAAAATGTGTCTGGCGTATTGTCCTCAAACCGAGGACGGGATTTTGGAACCTTCCTCGGGGCATTGGGAAAACTCGGGTATGGGTTCGCCTACCGAGTGTTGGACGCTCAGAATTTCGGAGTCGCACAGCGCCGCCGCAGAGTCTTTGTTGTCGGATACTTTGGAAATTGGAGAGGTGCCGCAGCGGTTTTATTTGAGCGCGAAGGCTTGTCGGGGGATATTGCGGAGAGCCGAAAAGAGAGGAAAGACATTGCCGGAACAGTTACAACGCGCTCTGGAAACGGTGGCGGCGGGGGATTAGGAACCGACGAGGCTTGCAGCGGATTTTTGCAACCGTCTTATGTTCCGAAAATTAGCGCAACACTTGAAACAACTTGCCATGATTACAGCCGAGCAGATGGTTTTACAATGATGGCATTTCCGACCGAAATGAGCGGAACGCAAAAGGCATCAACTAAAAACATCTCACCGGCACTTGCCGCCAAACACACAACATCAATTCAACAAGGCGCAAAGGTCAGAAGATTGACGCCAATCGAAACCGAGCGGTTGCAAGGGTTTCCCGATGATTACACCCGCATTCCTTGGCGCAATAAAAAACCCGAGGATTGTCCAGATGGGCCGAGATACAAGGCAATGGGGAACTCAATGGCGGTTCCAGTGATGAAATGGATCGGCGAAAGAATACAAAAATTTGAGGAAATAAAAAATGGTTAATGTAAAACAAAAAGGCGCAGGGTTTGAGCGAGATGTCGCAAACCACCTCGAGGATTTGCTCGGAATCAAATTCTCGAGAAACCCGTTCGAGCAACAACGCCAGGCAAATCAACCCGATCTCATTGCCGACGATCCGGATTTCCCATTCTCGATCGAATGCAAAAGATACAAAGGCGGCGAGTTTATGAAAGCCTGGTGGACGCAATCAGACAATGCCGCTCGAGCGGCGAATAAATTGCCTTGCGTGATTTATAAGTTCGATCGCAAGCCGGTGATGGTGGCCGTTGATTGGAAGGCGATCGGATTTATGACCGGAACCGGCCTCAATGATGATGGCCTGATTTTTATGAATCTTGAATCCTTTGCGTTTTGTGCGCGGGAAATAATGGCGGGGATGGCGGAAAATGGCTGATTTATACAATGGCGAGCGATTCGTTTATTTCGATCTCGAGACAATTCCGAGCCAATCGCCGGAATACCTCAAGCGATGCCTGGGCAAAGTAAAACCACCGGCATCGATCAAGAAACCGGAGTCGATCGAAAAATGGTACGCAGAGAGCGCAGAGGGAGCCGCACAGGAGCTTTTCGGCAAATCATCGTTCGATGGTGGCCGAGGGCATATTTGCACTATTGCATGGGCAAAAAACGATGATGAGGTGAAATGC